AACAACAAGAACAACGTCAACAACAAGAACAAACAAATAAAATGGATGAAAATATTAAAATGACATTTGATAGTATTTTAAATGATAATATAGATGATGAAGATTATAAAGAAGATAAAAGTATTGAAAATACCGATAGTGGTGATGATATATCAATAGATTCGGATATACAACAAACGCTGAAAATTAGTGATGATGATGATAATTTTGTTTTAAATGATATTGAAATATTATAAAAATTAAATTTTAAAATAAAGGTTCAGATAAATATACTTGTGGTTGTGTGTTGATATATGTTAATTTTTTTATAGAAGGTGTAATTTGTTCGATAATAAAATCACTTAATAGAACACTAAAATAAACTAATAATGAATCACGAATAATATATTTTATGGGTTTTTTATTTTGACTATCAATATATTTCATTTCAAATATTTTAATTAAAGTATAAATAAAAGAAATAACAAAAGCAATAATAAATATATTATCCATTCTATTTATTATTATAAAAAAATAAAAATGACATATTAAACGAAAGATAATAATAAATTTATTATCTTCCAGTCCAAACTTTAACCCAAGCTGTTGGAACACGTTTATTTCTAAATTCATTATAATAATTGTCATAAGTATATCCCCAATTTTTAACAGGTCCAAATAAAGATTTCATTAATATTAATTGTGGATATTCAGTATAAAATATTAAACCAAATATTCGTTCAAGAGAACATCTATCAATTCTTGAATGAACCAAGTTAACTAAATTTTCAATATTATATTTTTGTTGTATTGAAACTAAAAAATTATGATTGATGAAACATTGAGTTCCAAAAACACCTTGCCATTTTTTTTTATTAAGACCTAATACATTTAAATTATTATTATTTAAAGTATTTCTTAATATTGAATTATTTGTTAATCCAGTTAATATTCTATTTGTATTTGGTGGATTATCATCAAAATCTGTAAAATGCCATATAGGTAATACATTAAAACGAAATCTTGCAAATTCAATTCGTTTATGAATAAAAACTCCATCATGAATAATAACTGCATTATTAAACCATTTATTTCTTAAAAAATAAATAAAGGGTAATAATTCACCACGTTGAGGATATTCAGATTGAATAACTAATAAATTGTGATAATTATAATCAGCCTTAACAAATTCTTGTTTACTATTATCATCAATAATGACAATTTTTTTTCTAGGATAAAAACTTCGTATTAATTTTACATTATGATTCCAATATCTATTTGTATTCTCCGAATTTACGTGTCTTGTTATAATAAAACCAAAATTATCCATTTATCTTTATTAATAATTAATATATTAATTATTCAATTTATTATTTTATTTATTATTTTATTTATTATTTTATTTATTTATTATTTTATTTATTTTAATAATTAATTTATTAATATCAATATTTACTACATTTTCTTTTTTATTTATTATTTTATTATTTTAATAAATAAATTATTATATTTTAACAATAAATTTTAACGATAAATTTTAACAATAAATTTTAAAATTATCAATATTTACTACATTTTCTTTTTTATTTATTTTTTTTTTATTTACAATAAATTGTTGAAAATCTTTTCTTTTTAGTTGATTTTCAGGTGTGTGATTATGAACTAATCTTGAAATCATTTTATATAATTTAAAATCAGGATATCTTTCCATTCCATTATTTTTATATAAAATATTTATTCCTTTATCATCTTTACACCATTCAACAATTAATTTAACAACATCATCACAATTATCTATTTCTTTAATTTCCGAAATATCATCAATTAAATAATCAAATATCGAACAGGCTAATCTACATAAATCAAAACTAAAATTCGGTTCTATTAAAGGTTTATGTTTATTAAAAAAAGGTTCACAATTATATTGAGAAGAAGCATCTTCGCCAAATTTAAAACTATCACTACAATATATTTTATTTTTAAATTTATATATACTTCGATTAAAATCAATTATTTTAAAGATTTTTCCAAAAGTTGGAACTTTATAATAAATATCATCATAACAATAATAAATATATTTTTTATCTGTTTCAATATACATTATATTATTTGTATGTAAATCATTATGAGTAAAATGAAATACTTTTTGATACGTCAATAAAGTCATAATAATTTGCATTAATATAGATTGTATTTCAAATGTAGTCAAATTTTTATTTAATAATAAATTATCAAAAGTATCTTTACATTTTTCCATACATATTATTTGAACTGGAAATTTAGGTATTGTTGCATTAATAATTACATCATCATCATCATCGTCATCGTCATCATCGTCATCATCATCATCGTCATCATCATCGTCATCATCATCATCGTGTTCTTCATTTTCATTTTCATTTTCATTAGAACTATCAATATCACTATCTTCTTCATTATTTGTATATGAACTTCTTGATGAATAAGATGAAGAATTTGATTTTAAAGAAATCATATTATTTAATTTAATATCAATATTTTCATTATTTTGTTCAGTATTATTTTGTTCTTCAATATTTTCTTCAATTATATTTTCATTTGTTAAATCATTTAAAAATTTGTTTGAATCAAGTTGTAAAGGTAAATTTTCAATTTCAAATAAATAATTAATATCAGTTATTTCTTCTTCATTATTTGAAGAAATAGTTAATGTTTTTTTTATACTTTGGGCGTTTATATTTGAATCATAATTTAAATATTGTGAATAATCATCAACTTGAAACAAAGTATTTTTATTTTTATTGAAAAAATTTGAAGTAATTAAATAATCAATATCATCTTCAATATTGATTGTAAAATTATTTTTTAACGATAAAAAAGAACCGTAATAATCAATACCATTAATAAAATTATTATTATTAAGTAGCATGCTTGATAAAAAATAAAAAAATCCATCAATATATGATGAATTATTCGTATCATACAATTTATTAAATATTTGTGTTTTTTCTTGTTCTTCTTTAAGTTTTAAAATTTCTAAATTAGGTAATTGAAAAATATTTTCATCTTCAATATCATATTTTCCATATAAATATTTAAATGGGTCTAATAATGGAGATATTTTAATAAATATTTCACGTTTTTCGTCTTTTTTTGTATTTTCATCTTTAATTATTGCTATATATGATTTATTTGTTTCATCATAATCAATTAACCGTGATAAAAAAAATGTATTATTTAAATTAATATTATTAAAATTGGTATGATTTAATGAAAATAAATTATTATATAAAGGTATATAATTTTGACAATGAAATAAATCTAATTTTTTTATTTTTTCAAAATCTTTAAACAATTCATTATTTTTTCTTTTTTGATAATTTAAAATCATTTACTATTTTTATATATAAATATTCACCAAATTAAACTCATTAAAAATAAACCAAAACCCATTTCAAAGAATTAACATTATATTCTCCGTTTTCTAATTTTTCATAACAAGGATATATTCTATAATTATTTTCATTTAATCCAAATTTACTGTCCCGATAAATATCATTTATTGAATAGATGATTTTTTGAGAACGAACAATCATATAATAAAAACCGTTTTCATCAGGAATTTTAGATTTTGGACCGTTTATATTTTTTCCTTTATTTTCAATAAAATAATTTTTAATGAAATTTTTGGCTTCTTTAAACGTATCAAATATTGTCGTTTGTGCTTGTCTTTTTTTCGTTATTTTTTCATCGATAAAATTTTCATTATTATTCTTAAAATATTGAATATTATTAATTGTATTTTTCCCAATTATAATATTACCATTATATGTTGTTGTTTTTGATTTCCATTTTTTATTTTTTACTTGTATCATTTCATCATTGTTTTTTATTTCATTATTATTTATTTCAAGATTATTCATTTCAATGTCATTTATTTTTTCAATCTTTTCAATATAATTATTTTTATAAGCATTATAAAGATTTTTATATTTTATGATACTTTCAATATTTGTAAAACAAATACTTTCATCGTTTACATTATATCCTGTATTTCTACCAATTAACGCTTGAATTATTGTTGAATCAAATGGATTTTTAGAATATCGTTCATAAAGAATACCAATATATGTTTTTTTTTCAATTGTTTTAGCACATCTCAATAAATCCTTGATAAAAATAAATGTGTGTTTTTTTGGGGCTTTATTTAATATAACATTAATATCTGTATTATTACAATTATTACCACTATCAAATTTTTTATATTTTACAGTTTCTTTACCGAATATTTTTTTAAAATTTAAAATTGTTTTTTCTTGTTCAAAACCAGTTTTTGTTCTTATGATATGATATAATGGATTTTTGTATTTATTAATAATATTTTTTATTTCTAAAATATTATTAAGTATTTCTTTATTTAATTCATTATAGTGCTTCTCTATTTCTTCAGTTTTAATATTAATATTTTTTTTAAATGTTGATGAAACTAACGGTTTATATTGTCTTATTCTCATTTCTCCATCAATAACTGATTTTTCATTTAATAAATCATATGAACTTTTATAAAATTGACCGGGTTCAGCAAAAATTATATTTTTTGAATTATCCCATTCTAATAAATTATATAATGTTCCATCAGGTGTTGCTGAATATTCTAATATATTTATATTATTTTCAATTAATTTTGTTTTATTAAAGAGACCAGCATTTTGAAATGCAATAAATAAAGTTTGATGTTTAGAACATCCAAAATGTATTTCATCAATAATGATGAATATATTTTTTTTATTTATTATTTTATTTACAAAATTATCAATTAAACCATTTCTGTGAATTATATTTTCTTTTAAAATATCAGGCATTCTTTCTTTCGTTTGCGTTATCCATTCAATTGAAGATAAAGATGTTATTATAAAAATATTTTCAGTAGGTATTAAATTATCTTTTTGTAATAATAGTTTATAAATTGTATAAAACATACTTCCTGTTTTTCCAGATTGAGTCTCTGAGATAACCATAACATTTACAACTTCTTTTTTATGAAATGAAATTAAAACATCTTTTGCTATTTTTTTTTGATTATCTCTTATTTCAATTCTTTTTTTATTTTCTGGTGGATTTGTGCTCATTAATTGTTCCATTTGTGTTATTGCTAATAATGTATTTATATTTTTTAGTTTATCATAATTATTTATTAAATTCGTATCTGTTGTATTTGATGGTGATGACAACGAGGTTGAAATGGATGACATTATAGAAGAATAAACTGAATCAGAATTAGAGATAAAACTTGAATTTGAAGAGTTTATTGTTAAGTCTTCTTGTAAATTTAATATTTTTTTTTCATATTCTTCTTTTATTTGTTGAAAATCTTTTTTTTCTATCTCATATTTTTCTTGAATTAATTTTCTTTTATTTTTTTCTTGTTGATATTTTTTTTTATATTTCGCTATTTTTTGATTATGTGTTAATTTAATAAATTCCCATTCTTCATTATCGTTTTCCTCATTTATTTCTTTATCTAAAAGAGATGTCATTATTTATAAAAAATTCAAATGCTTAACTTTTAATTTTTTTCTTATTGGATTTTATTTATTTAAAAAATGATAAAATAAAAATCATTTTTTTATTTTATCAAATTGGTATTATCATTATATTTTATTTTATTTTATTTTTTTTATAAAATAATTAAGATATATAATTGTGTTTTTATTGAATAATTAAAAGATAATAATAAAATAATATGGCTAATTTAGAATTAAAAAAATTTGATATGAAATCAATCAATTTTAAAATTAATGATAATAAAGGTCCTGTTGTTTGTTTAATTGGACGCCGTGATAGCGGAAAATCATTTTTAGTTCGTGATTTGTTATATTATCATCAAGATATACCAATCGGAACAGTAATTGCAGGAACAGAAGAAGGAAATGGATTTTATGGAAAATTAGTTCCTAAATTATTTATTCATAATGAATATAATACAGTTATTATTGAAAATATACTTAAAAGACAAAGACAAGTATTGAAACAAATAAAAAAAGAATTTATAACTTATAAAAAATCAAATATAGACCCAAGAGCATTTGTTATTTTAGATGATTGTTTATATGATAATGGTTGGACCCGCGATAAAATGATGCGATTATTATTTTTAAACGGAAGACATTGGAAAGTAATGTTAATTGTTACGATGCAATATCCATTAGGAATACCTCCAACATTAAGAACAAATATTGATTATGTTTTTATTTTAAGAGAACCTTATTTTGCGAATCGCAAAAGAATATATGAAAATTATTGTGGTATGTTTCCAACATTTGAAAGTTTTTGTCAAGTTTTAGATAGCACAACCGAAAATTATGAATGTTTAGTTATTGATAATAATGTGAAATCGAATAAATTACAAGATATGGTTTATTGGTATAAGGCTAATGATCATAATGATTTTAAATTAGGCAGTAAAGAATTTTGGGAAATGAGTAAAGATATACTTTCAGATGATGAAGAACC